CACTCAGGTGTTGCTTCCTTTAAGGTTTCAATCACCTCAGTTTGAATGTATTCACTTACACTATCATTTGCTCGGATACGACCAATCATATCAGAAGCATCTTTGCAATTGATGGAAGCGTAAAGTAATAATTCAAACATGGGATGAACGCTCCGTTCCGCGACTTACTTGCGTCTCACCATCGGAAAGAGAGGGTGAGATGAACGACGTAACTATTTAGGTAGCGAAGTTCAGATTTAATGTTATTCTAACATTTGTCACCATTGGACATGTCGATGCATGCCTAGTGGTGCCATCGAACACTACCAATCGACCTCTTTTGGGTTCGATTTTATTTGTACAGACATCATTGTCGTCAAAGAAATACGTTGGTCCATCAGCATTGTTAACATAATACAACGCTACCCGATGGGGCATGTGGTGGTCAGTGTGTATTTGATTGTGCTCTGGGTCTGTAACATGACAAGGCAAGTACATACCGAACCTGACCCTGTACAGAGAATTATAGTCCATCTCTGCTTCTTTGGCAATAGTCCTCAGTATTGGTTCGATACGATTGTACACATCAGACCTAGGTACACCCTCCCACATAGCAAGGTGTGCAAAGGAATTCCTACCCTGAGCACCCTCATAGGTAGGATTGGACATGTAGTACCAGGGAAACTCTGTGGATTTACAAAGGTCATCAAGCCAATTTGCCTGAACCTCTGGTAGAATCTCGTCTACTATTGTTTGCCCGCTTCCCATATTTCCCATAGTGTAGTATTCAAGTCTGCATCTTGAGATGCCAAAATCTCATCATAAAGATTACTCATTTCAGCAGCAGACTCTTCATCATAAACATCAGTCTGTGTTGGAAGTTTCTCCCAAGTGTGGTCACCAGGGAGTGGTTCAGTACCATACTCCCAGGTGTCATAGTCTTCCTCGTTACGAGGGTCAGAGGGCAAATCCTGAGAAGGTGTCTCCCTTGACATCTTGTTTAATTCCTCCGATGACATAAGATTCAATCTCCGTTTCTTGAGGTGCGTTTTGCTGTCCTTTACTATTTAACCAGTGCTCCGTCCAGGGCAGTGGATTATTCTTAGCAGGAATATCATAGATAGGCTTGAGACCCACTGCCTTCATACGGCGGTTAGCAACCCACTCAACATACTGGCAGAGAAGTTTATCGTTAAGACCAATCATGGAACCATCTTTGAACAGATAGGTTGCCCAACGACGTTCTTCATCAACAGCACGTTGGAACATGTTGATGAAGTTTCCTTCTTCTTCCTTTGCAATCTGCTGCATCTCTTTGTCATCACCTTCCTTCCACTTATTCAGAATGTTCTGAGTAAGTACAAGGTGCTGAGACTCGTCGCGAGCAATCAAAGAAAGAATCTTTGCACTACCTTCCATGAGTTTGTTTTCACCGAAGGCAAACGAGCAAGCGAATGAAACATAGAAGCGAATACCCTCTAGAATATTCACATTAGCAACTGCACGATACAGTTTACGCTTCAACTCAACACGCTCAAACTGTCCAGCAAAGTGACCTTCTGCTGCCAATTCCCACATAGTACCATTGTCGTACTGGTGGGCAGCATTGATGAAGTCGTCGTAGGATTCCGTGACCGAGTTAGAACGTACAAGAATCTCTTCTTCATCAAGGATAGTATCAAAGACCTCAGTCGGGTCAGGATACACGTTCTTGATGATGTACGTGTAGGAGCGAGAGTGAATCATCTCCATGAATTCCCATGCGGTCATGGCACCTTCCAGTTCAGGAAGAGAGCAGTAAGGCAGAAACGCCATACCAGGACCACGACCTTGCACAGAGTCTAGCATAATCTGATACTTCAAATTGGAAGTAAATATGTGCTTTTGCTCAGGAGTGAGAGACTGATAATCTCCACGGTCTTTTTGGAGGGAGACCTCCTCAGGTCTCCAGAAGTAACCCAGCTGGGACTGTGTAAGTCTATCAAATACAGGGTACTTATAAGAGTCATACCTCTGGACTCCCAGAGGTTGACCGAAAAACATAGGTTGTTTCTTTGTGTCTACTTTATTTTTGTTAAAAACTGTCATTCCTGTAATCTCAGACTTTGCAACTGTCACACTCTTCCTCCTGTGCGTTTAGTAGTTCATCCAGCAAATCGTTCATCTTTGCTGTTTCGACATCAATGTCCTTCTTAGCATCATAAGTGTTTTGATAGTAGCTGGTCTTCCAACCGTACTTATATGTAGTTAGGAAATCGTTTGCCATCACGGACACTGGGACTTCGTTGTCGGGATAGTTCTCTGGATTGTAGGACCAGTTTCCAGAGATTGCTTGGTCGAAGAACTTTTGCATGACTGCGACCACGTTAATATAGCCGCGATTGTCAGACATATCCCACAGTAGAGTATAATTATTTTTGAGAGAATTGTACTGCGGTACAATCTGTTTAAGGGGTCCCTTCTTGCTCTTCTTAATGGACAGGTAGTCTCTAGGTGGTTCGATTCCGTTTGTTGCGTTTGACACAACGGAACTGCTCTCCGAAGGCATCTGTGCGGACAACGTGCTGTGTCGTAGTCCGAACTCTCGGATAGAATCTCGAAGACTTTCCCAATCATATTCTAACTCACTACCGACAATTTCGTCAACGTCCTTTTTGTATGTATCAATAGGAAGGATACCGTCTGAATACTTGGTACGACTGAAGTATTCACATGCACCTTTCTCCTTAGCAACTTGGTTGGATGCCTTCAGGAGATAGTATTGGAATGCTTCGGTCAGTTGATGTACCAGTTTCCATGCTGTCGGGTCATCATAATGCTCACCATTCTTAGCAAGATAATGAGCAAGACCAATGTATCCAATACCCAGAGAACGACGTGCAAGGGTGCTGCGGCGGGCAGCGTCAATAGGATACTCTTGATAGTCAATCAGTTCTTCCAGACCGCGTACAGCAAGGTCACAGAGTTCTTCCAGTTCATCGACACTCTTCAGTTTACCCACGTTGATGGCAGACAGAATACACAGGGCAATCTCACCTTCACCATCGATGTGCTGAAGAGGTTCCGTAGGCAGAGTAATTTCCTGACACAGATTACTCATGTTCACCTTGTCCTTGAATGAGGAGTGGCTGTTGCAATGGTCGATGTTCATGATGTACAGACGACCAGTCTCAGCACGTTCCTTCAGCAGGTCAAGAATTAACTCTTGAGCAGGAACTGCTTTCTGAGGAACATCAGGGTCTCCCTCATATGCGCGGTATAAATCGTCGAAACCATCAGTACCAAAAGCGTCGTAGAGACCAGGCACGTCATGAGGAGAGAAAAGAGTAATATGCTCATTCTTAATGAAACGCTCATAGAATAGTTTGGAAATCTGGATAGAGTAATCCAGTTTCCTTACACGGTTGTCTTCGGTGCCTTTGTTGTTTTTGAGGACGATGATGTCTTGGATTTCTTGATGCCAGATAGGAAAGTGAACTGTCGCTGAACCACCTCGGATGCCGTTTTGTGTACAGCATCGGACAGTTGCCTCAAACTTTTTAAGGAAGGGGACCACACCTGTGTGTTGTACCTCGCCGCCTCGTATCTTACTGTTGATGCCACGAATTCTCCCTGCGTTAATGCCGATTCCAGCGCGTTGTGCAACATAGCGACCAATAGCCATGTCACTGCTAAAGATGCTGTCGAGGGTGTCATCACTATCAACAAGAACACAAGACGCAAACTGTCGGAGAGGTGTTCGCACCCCTGCCATGACGGGCGTTGGAATGTTGATTTTGTGTTTGGAGATTGCATTGTAGTATCGTTTTACATAACCCAATCGTTCCTCTTTAGGATAATCCGCAAAGAGGGTCGCGGCAATCATGATATACATGAGTTGAGGAGTCTCGTACAGGTAACCATTGCTGCGGTCCTGTACGAGATATTTATCTGCTACCTGACGCAAACCAGCATATGTGAAGAGAAAGTCACGTTCGTGGTCAATGAAAGAGTCAATCTTCTGCCACTCCTGTGCATCATACTTCTGCAGAATTTCATCATCGTACACACCCTCAGTGATACAACGCAACACATGGTCCATCAAAGGTGGACGATTCTCAGGGTGCTCACCGTACACTTGCTTACGGAGACCAAACAGGAGAAGACGTGCAGCAACAAACTGGTAGTTGGGTGCGTCCAAACTAATCAAATCATTGGCAGAGCGAATAAGAATCTCTTGAATATCGCTCGTTTTGATACCATCATAAAACTGAATGCCTGAATTCATCTCCACGAGGGAAGAAGAAACACCACCAAGACCGTAGCAGGCATGCTCTACCATCTTGTGAATCTTATCTAGGTTAATTGGTTCGGTAACACCATTGCGTTTGACTACTTTGATACCGTTGCTCATACTCTTTTCCAGTCGTTTAATTTGAGGGTTGCTTGCAAACCTGTGTAGACGTTAGATTCTACCAGATTCTGTACGTCGTGTCCAGAAAGAACCATGTCGTTGATATCTTTCTCTTCAATGCCTTTTGGCCAGATTACTACTTGTTCACCGTCTGCGATTGCTTTTGCGATTCGGTCACAAATTTGTTTATTTCGTGGTTCGTTATCGTAGATATAGACAATATTGCTATAAATCCCACTATCAAGGTGAACGTCACTTCCGCACATAGCACACGCATTGCGAATGAACGTGCTGTCGAAAGGTCCTTCTGTAATGTAGATTCTTCGGGTTGCATCGAGTTTGTCCAATCCATAAATTTTAGGTTGCTCTTCGTCGAGCATGATAGTAACGTACCGCATTTTATCATTCTTATCCAGAGACCTGCCCTGAAAACCAAACCACTCACCGTTAGGGGCGATGAGTGGTATGACGATGCGCGGATGGTCATAGCGCATTGAAGATTGACTGTACGTTTTCTTCTGTGAATTAACCCACTGTTGCCAACGCTCAACATAGTAGAGGTCTTTTAATTTGTCCTCTGGAATCTGTCTTTGCTTGAGGTATCGAACTGCTGGGTGAGAGTTATTTAGGTCTGTAATCTTTGTAAGACCTGTCGGGTTTGATACAAATTTCGGTTTCTTAAACTCAAACTTAGGTTCGGGAGTGTTTCTACCCTTACCCGTCAAACCTTCCTTGTAACGTTCCATGACATATTCGTCATGCAAGTCCATGGCATGGTCCTTCAGGAAGTTAGCAAGAGACCTACCAACCCCACAGTTATGGCACTTGAACACCACGTCGGACCTCTTGTAATAGAAGTATCCTCGTGCTTTGTTCTTGTGCTTCTGAGAGTCACCACAGTAAGGACATCGGAAGTTCCACAGACCGTCCTTCTTACGGGCGAACTTATCTAACCTACTAGACAGTAGGGTGACGTATTTCGTCTCGATGAAACTCATGTGCTACTGCGGGTTTATCTATAGTAGCAGAATTCGACTTGGGTGTCAACTCCAATCCCAGTTGTGGCAGCATCTGTAATACAAAGATAACTGCACCAGCACTCATGGTGACCATCCAGAGCATCTTTTGATTATCGTCTACCTTCTTCTCTAGAGTCTCTAACTTCTCTGCAAAGTTATTAAACATCTTCTCATCATATTTCTGATGGTCAGTGACCATCTTGATGATTGCTTGGTTTGCTTTGTCGCCCTCGTCAAGTCTATTCTCGTGACGCTCCAGGACGATAGCAATCTTATTACTATTCTCGGAGATAGTAGTTACAGCACGCTCTAACTTGTCCAACATCTCCTTGGACAGGTCTTCATAAATATCGAGTTTGGATTCAAGAACTGCTAATTTACCAAGACCAAATGCCATTACTCTTCTCCGCCAATGAAATTCAGAATTCTTTGAAAGGAAGCTTCTGATTCATTTGCGGCATTACTAAACTTGGCACGATTCTTCTGCTTGCCAAGGGACTCATAAGCATCCCAAATTTGTTTAGCCAATTGGGGAGACATTCTTGCTGCTCCACCCTTCTGGAACTGTACCATTCCAGCTTCACCAGACTGTGCAATCTCTTTGATGGCATCAATGTTACCACCAGAAGACTCACCAAGGTTTGATTGGTCAGCACCAACACGAGATTTCTGTTTGATGTTTGCCAACTTCTTCTGCATGTTCTTTTGAAGTTCTTGCTTCTTGAGCTCGACATTCTTCTTCAGCATCTGCATCTTCAAGTTTGCTTGCTGCTGCTTCATCTGCTTGTCATCTTGCTCAGCGATTTCAACGGACTCATCGAATCTCTTACGAGCAAGTGCCTTTGAACGCTTGTCCATGAAGAACTTTGCTGCCTCACCAGGCATGATTCTCTCAATCTTTACATCACCCCTGTACCTGGGGTTAACCAAGAGACGCATCTTCTGCATCAACTCTGCAGGAGACTGTGCGTAGATAATAGTATCGCCTACTTCAGGAATAGAAACCTTATACTGAAGCAAGCGGTTGGGAGTATGATTATGGCGGTCTACTTCTTCGTCACACTTTTTCTTTTTGCGACGAACCTTACCCTTGCCCAGCATGGGGTCAAGACCCGCATTAGGACCAGTGGGGGCAGCGGCACCAGTGAAACCACCGTTACCAGCACTCATTGTAGGTTCTTCGTTAATCATAGTTCTTGCAACTCTTTATCTACGTTGATATCCGATTCTAAATCAGGGAGAAATCCTTGCGGGTATCTATTCAAAAACACTAAAAAAGTTTTCAACACCATCCAGTACTCTCTTTCTAAACGAAAGAACAGCAATGGAGTTGCTGCGTCATCAAAGACATTATAAAGTACAATCAAATGATTGATAATGAGGTGGGTCCTGCATGGACCCCCTCTAAGGTATCTCTTAAAGAGACGCTTCAAGTATTTGAAGCGTTTCATGTCATCCTCAAAGTCTTCAATTAGAACTGAAGAAGGATTGTGGTAGTTACGAATAGCGAAGTAGACGTAATTGTCTTCATTCAGTTCATCGAATCTCATAATTTATTGCATGCTATCAGGTGCCGAATGTCAGAGCAACTGCAGTAGAGATGACTTCAGGAGCACCAACGTCTGCATTCAGTTTGACGCGATACTGGTCACCATCCTCATCTGCGGTTTGACCTGCAAGGACCAGAGATGCAGAAGTTGCACCACTGACGTTGGTCCAGCGGCTGCCACCAGCAAGTTTCTTCTGCCACTGATAGGTAACCGTGCCGCTGTTGTCACAGGAAGCAGTAACGCTGAAGGTTGCTGCACCGCTGACGGTGGTCTGTGCGGTAGGTTGTGCAGAGATGGTGATGAGTGCTTGAACGTCTGCTGCGATGGTGTCGTCAGCGAGAGTCTCGTCTGCGTTCGCTTC